TGCTTTAGTTATTGCCTTTTGTAACTCTTGTTGTTTACAAAATTTCAATGCTTTATCTTGCACAAAAGAACCTCCATCAATAGGAGCTTCTTTAATTTTGTTCAAAGTATCTAATACAATTTTAGAAGCGAGTTCTTGTTGTAATTCAGACTTTGTAATTTGTTCTAATGTTTCGAACGTGGGAGTATGCTCGTATTTTGAATAATACTCCTTTATCATTTGTGTTATTATTTTGAAGTACTTATTATCAAAATAATTAACATCCATAACATCAATGATTGACCTTGCAAAGTCTTTATCAATGATAATCTGATTCAATAATTGAATCTGAAAACTGTTCCCTAAATAATCAAAATTTTTGTTTGTCGCCATATTTTTTCCTCTATTGTTTTAATAAATATTAGGCCTTAAGAGGAATGTCCAAGTACTCGTATGTTAATTTTTTGGAAGAAAAAATGTCAGTTAAATCTGAAAGTAGAGTTTTTATGTGCGGACGGATGTCTACGGTGTATCTTATTTTTGGCGGGAATATTTTAGCATCCATCATTCTATGACAAATTGTCACATCATTTAATTTAATAAAAATTTTAAAGTGTTCTGGACCATCGGTAGGTGAGGTGTCTAACACCGCAGGATTAGAAGCAATCTCATAAGAATTTGCTAACATGTAATCCACGGTTTTCATCTTTAAATCATATTCTAGTAATTCCTTAAAAGTATGTAGATACTCATACAATTCCAAAGAGTTTTTAGCCTCAGGATTAAAGTCTCTAACATTGAAAAATCTTTGAACGATAATATTATCGTTAACCATCATAAGGAATTCCAATTTTGTTGATTCTTGTTCTTTCATAATTTTTGTTTTATTTGTTTTTGAATTTTTTCTTTTCTTTTCTTGTTAATTTTAAAAATGGGGTTAAAAAATTTACCCAATTATTGTCTCCTTTAGGTAGAAACTTGAAGAACCCATCTTCCATCATCATTCTTATTATATTTCTGTGCCCTCTACCATCAGGGTCTAAACTTTCAGAGTAATAAAGTTCAACAACTTCTTTGCCTTCTTCAGTTATTAATGGTTTTGATAAATCTACTATTTTTTCATTTATTTCAAAAAATTCATCACCATATATACCTGTTTTAGTTTTACCCGTTAGTAAATTATTTAAGACAGTGTTGTTCTTATCTTGTTCAAACAACTCATTAGCTTTTTGTAAAATATCGGTTATTTTTAAAGGTCGGTCAAGTAACTCAGGAAATAATTTCACTAAAGTTTTTTCACCTAAATAATATATCCCATCGATATTATCCGACTTATCACCCATTAAAATTTTACAAATCTTTACGTTGTGATGAGGTACTTCAATGTCATACATTTTTATATTATCACCTTGTTTGTAAAGTTTTTTTGTGTTAGGTGAATAAATGGATACTCTATCTGAAATTAATTGTGTGAGGTCTCTGTCACCCGAAAAAATAGTTATTTGTTCATTTTCTGAAATTTGACAATAATATGCAATAAGGTCATCTGCCTCATTGTTCTCAATGTTTACTTGTCTAATAAACATTTCTTCCAAATATTGTTTAATACGTTCCTTTTGTGTGTTAAAGGAGGTTACTTTAAACTCATTTGTTTCTTGATTTCGATTTTCTTTATATCTAGGATATATGATTTTTCTACTATTCGAACTCCCTTCTCCGTCCCAAAAAACAACTACTTTATCAAAGTTATCTTCTTCAATAAAACGTCTTAAGGTATTTAAAAAGTGCCAAGTACCACCAACATGATTTCCTTCATGAAAGAAGTCCTTGACACCGTGAAATCCAATTTTAAGAAGATTATTACCATCAACAAGTAATGTCTTGTTCATTTTATAATTTTAATTCGGTTTGTTACTCTACTTCTTCTTTTTCTGTTTTCAATACAAAATCGCCATCAACACCAATAATTTCTTTCCAATATTCGGCGTATTCCGCTTTATATTTTTCTATTGATGATTTTTCTTCAGCCGCGTCTTTACCAGGTAAAAACCCGTGAGGTGTGACAATTATTTTACCATCTTCAAACCCGAGTCCGTTGATGTGGTTTTTAAGAACCGAAACTTTTGTTCTTGATGCAAACTTAACAGTTCTTTTATCTTTAGTCGCGGTTATTTTTGTGGTTCCCGCCCCTTTTTGGTTACCAAATAAAAACACTAATGATGAATTTAACCAAATTGCTTCACCACCTTTAGCTTTAATCTTTGGTTGTCCAAATGGATTGTCAGGTAATTCAACCCAAGGTTGGTTAACGATAATCAGAGTATTTTCATATTTTGAGTCGGCCTTTCTTGAACCTGAGATACGTTGATTGATACCCATACCAATTTTATCTGCCAGTACAGAAGCATTATGTTGTTTTCCTCCTTTACCATCGTAAGTCATTTTACAAGGTACTGAACCTACCGAATCCCACATTATACACAATGAATAATCTAATTCACCTTTTTCTTGTGCATCTAATAGTTCATTGATGTAATCAGTAATCTGTTCAATGTAATCAAAGTTATTGTTAAATAGGAAAAACCCATCCCATCCAATTTCACCTGTTTCTTCATCAACAACTTCATCACACTCTAAACCCATTAATTTTGAATGTTCAAAAGACCATTTTTGTTCTGTAATAATAAAAACAGGTAAGATATTTTTTCGTTGAGCGTCAACCGCAGTTTTGATTAGAGCAGTTGTTTTTCCTGTATCGGAGTGACCTAATAACATATTTAAATGTCCGATAGCGGGGCCTGGTAACCCAACCGCGTCTAAGAACTCAGGACCCAAATCAAAGTATCTTTGTGGTTTGTATTTTGCCGATGTCGAAAATTTCTTCTTTAACGAAGAAAAATCAGTTTTCTTTATCGCCATAATTAATTGTATTTATAAAATTCTTTAATTGTTTCTAATTTGTCTTTTGCGGATGCAATTTTATCAACAAGTTTATCCATTTCTTCTATGTGTTGTGGATGTTCTCCAATTCCAACGGGTGAAGTAAAATAAACAAGTAAAGATGTCTCAGCATCTGCCATTTCAGCTTCGTATTTTTTACACAAAGCGTCATACATTTTTTGTGTAATTTTGTTTTCTTTGTCCATGTAATTTGTGATTTTTTGTTAAAAAAATAAGAACATGGACACTTTGTCTATGTAAGTGTCCATGTTCGATTAAATATTAGAACGGCATATCATCGTCCGCATCATCATTCGCCTGTGGGTCTTCATAAGTTTCTTTTTTTCCACCTATGTTAACTTCAGATTCTTCAGAGTTACTGTAAACGTATCCTCCTTTTTCACTGTCCCATTTAGGGGTTTCTCCACGAGCAATTGCTTCAAGATATTCTACAGGTTTTTTAGAATACACGTCTTCCCATGTTAATTCATCATTAACCCAAGAATCAGATGTTTCTTTATCTTCATGGATTGGAGCTGGGTCATCGTACATTACAGTCTGAATTACTGTGTAAACCGCTCCTGTTGGAGTTTTTGCTTTAGTCAGCTCGAGGATAATGTCGCGACCTTTCTCAGGGTCTGTAATATCACCTTTAGCTCTCCAAATAGGAATAATTTTGTCAAGAATACCTTCATTCTTGTAATTGTGTTTGAAACGCCAAAACTTAACTCCGTCTTGTTCGTTATCACGGTCAACAACTTTTACAATGTAAAATTTACGAGGTTTATAAGTTGTAGCCAATTTTTTGTCACTGTCTTTTCCTGTAGCCATGAGTTCATCATAAACTTCAGTAAGAGGTGAGCGTTCATTGTCATTTTTTCCTGGGTCATAGAATTTTTGCCATTTACCATCCACTTGAACTTCGTGGAACCATACTTCTTTAAATGGTGAGGACCCGTCTTTTGTTGGTAGGATTCTTAGTCTTTTTTGACCTTGTTTTTCATTATCTTTGAGGATTGCCGCAAAGTATTTTTTCATTCTTTCATCTTGTGTCATTGAGGAAGAAGATGAGCCTCCTTTTTTTGATTGTTCGTACTGTGATAGTACTGCGTCTAAACTGTTTGTCGCCATAATATATAGATTTAAATTGTTTACTAATAATAAGTGTCAGCCTTGTGTTTGTCAAATAAATTCGGCCTCTATTTTTGAGGCCGAACTATTATTGTATTCTTTTAAAATTGTCAATTTCAGGTTCTTCGTCTCCAAATGCTCTGAAACTTCTTTTAATCTCATTAGGTGAATACCCTTCAACATCTTGTTGTGTTAAAACATACTCATTTTTTCCAGACTTTTCAATGTCTTCTTGTT